TCAACATTATTCATATATCTTTCTGGAACATAAATTCTTGCTTTGCCTAATCGTATGTCTCTCAATAAGCTTGTGTATGTTTCATCAAGTGCATCCATTAAGTTTTCAATACCATTATAATCACTAATGCCTAAGCTGCTGCCTCGCCAAAGTCTGTTGGGAAGTTTATTCGGAATATAGACTATTCCACTTGCTGGTAACGGCACATACTCATCATATTCAGCAGTCTCTTCACGTGCAGTCAATGGCCGCTTTTGACCTAATGTCATTGTATTACCTTTGAACAACTCGTACTTTATTCCATCATCTGTTCTGTGCTCTAATAATCGCCAAACTGCTTCTTCACTGTTGTCACTTATAACCTTATGAAAAGTCACACCTTGAAGGTAACCCCACTTAAATCGCGGTATTGCATTATCTGCTTGTGCGACATTGATTATTGGATAATCGGCTACATCTTCATCGTAATTAATTTTCAGATATACTCCTCCCAATGCGGCAGCAGTTTCCGAACCAGCCAATAATCGCGAGTAAAAGTCCATATCATCTAAACTTTCATCTAAGTGTTCAAATGTCGAATCATCATCATATCTAATATCTGGTTTTTCACTAAATAACAAGTCTGAACTGACCCCTGCAATATCGCCTGCAATCGGAACATGAAGCATTGTTACTCGATCTTTAATAACATCTTTTGCCCAAAAGTTACCAACTTTTGCTTGATAAACTTCTAATAGTTTTTCTCGACTGCCACTGTATAAAGCAGACCATTCAGCAAACTTATCATATTCTGTTTCTCTTTCTTCTGGTGGCCAAGTCATTTAATCACCTACCTTTAATATATATTCAATCACTCTAGGTATGCCATTTATAACATATCTAAGCGCATCTAAACCGTGGTCATACTCTTTGAGAGGCTTATCTTCACCTTTAGCTTCAGCTTTTTTGTCCCAACTATAAGAATTAAATTCTTTATTAAGATCATCAAGGCCTTTTGCTACTAAAAGCTTATTGACTCCTAACAAACTACTTAACTGTTGTATTCCATTGAGCACATCATTCTTAGCTCCTGTAACATTATAAAATGGAGCAAAGTGTTGGGCTCTTGAGAATATTTCTGTTATAAAACTTTTAGCTGATGGATCTACAAATATCCATTCGGGGTTTGCATCATTCCGATTAATAAATTTCTCTAAATCATCTGCTAAAGTAACATCAGTTTTTGGTAAACCGTCTGACTTTTCTCCCCATCGGTATTCATCAACAATATAGAGCTTATCATCTTCTGCTAATCTAACAAGTACAAACACAGTGGCATTAGTAGTACCGTAGTCAATTCCAATCCATTCTCGCTTATAGTTCATGCTATTAACTTCGTAAGGTTCAATAAGGTTATCCTCATCATACATATCATATACCAAACCTTCAGCCAATACCCATAAGCCTTCAATATACCTTTGATACCAAACTCCGCTATATTCTTTTTTCAACTGGCGAACAAACTCTTCAGGTAAAAACGAATTATCATCAATTGTAAAGTGTTGGTGGAATACATCTAAATCTCCTACCCTATCAATCAGTCCTTTTTTCAACCAATGGTATGGTCCTTCGGGGTTACAAGTACCATCAAATTTAGCACCCTCTTGATCCAATCTAGATTTGAGCATGTTAAAAAAGTCTTCTGGCCAGGTAGTTATCTCATCACCAAAAGCGTATATAAACCCTGCTCCTTGTAATTTCTTTGTAGCTCGTGCATCATTTGCACCTATACAATAGAATTTCTTACCGAATATCTCGGCTTCTCTTTTCATTCCCTGGATACCAGAAATATATTTATCAGGGTATATATCACGCAGCGGATCTAGTATATTTCTCATTATAGTAGTCTCAGTTTTACCAATTAATGTCCTTCTACCATCAGGCAACTGGTTTAATCTTTTAATAATTAAATCATTTCCTATGAAAGATTTCCCACTTCGTACAGCACCAGAAAAGATATTCCATCTACTGTTAGCATTATTAAAGACGTATCTTTGCTTTTTAGTATAATATTGTTTACCCATTTGTTGCTGCCTCCATTGCATCAACCACAGTTTTTAATTTATCTTCTGCGTCATTGTTATCATTATTTCGCCACTCATCAGGCTTTCTATTTTTTAACCAGAATATTTGTGCAGTAGTGTCTGGCTGAGCGTGTTTTGTTGTTCTCTCAATTCGTTTGCTTTTAGAACCTTTGTCAGTCATAGTCACTTTTGTTTCTTCATAATCGTAACCCAAGGCACGTTTAAGCAAAGCATTTTCAACTTGACGATCAATAATTTCTTTTCCCTTTTTTAAGGTCTCGGATAACTCGGGATATTTCTTTTTATACTCGTAAAGAGTTGCTACGTGAATACCCATTTTTTCTGCTATTTGTTCATCAATAAGGCCATCCCTAGCCCAACCTTCAATTAATTCCAGCTTTTCATCCCACCCGTCTCTTTTATAAATAGTTTTTCTAGGCATAACCTCACCTCACATCTTTAAAATTTGTACAAAAAAGCACCCAGTCTTATATTTTCATTAGAAGTTTCCCTTGCCATTTTTTGAAATTCAATTTTAGTCTGTTTTTTCCCTGCTATTGTATCTAATAAAGCTAGTTCAGCATCATCTAAATTAATATCAAAAATTTCTGGCAACCACTTTTTCCTTCTACGCCAATTATCTTTAATAGTTTTAGGTTTTATATCATATTTTTCTGCTAATTTAGTAAAAACCTGTTCTTTAGGAAGACCACTATAAATATACATTGCTACTTTCCAGCATCTTTCCTTTGTTGTCATATACTTGACCCCGATATGGCCCTCCCCCCTTTTCATGTATATTTCAATTAATTTTTAGTAATATATTATCTTTAATATGCTCTGCAATAGCTTTCATTAAATTTGGCGGTACTGAATTACCCATTCGCTTAATCCCTTTGCTTCTCCCACCCATAAATTTAAAATCATCCGGAAAACTACTAATACGTTTTGCCTCCATGAGAGAAATATATCGTTCACGTTCAGGATGAACAATACCTGTTAAACCTATTTCTGATTTAGGTAATGTTCCACAAATCTTATTCCATCCCATCCATTTAAGCGACATTGCACCGCCTGTATTTCCTTTTATTTTCTTATAAATATCAATATCAGTGCTCCATTTATCCGGTTGTAGTTTGGCTATCTTTTTTAAAATATCTGGCAAAAAACGTTCTTCCCTTGTATTACCCTTAAGATCACCTATCGCCTTTTTAACCGTTATCGGTTTGCTCTGAGGTTTTGGGTGACTTGGTTTTATATTTAAATCATTACGGACGCCAATAAATATTAATCTCTTTCTTGACTGAGGCACATTATAATATTTAGCATTCATCAATCTGCATTTAACTTGATATCCGCTATTTTTTAATTTTTTCATAATTTCAGCAAAAACAAGCTTCATTTTTCCCTTAACCATTCCACTAACATTTTCCATAACAAAAACTTTAGGCTTTAATCCTCTTAATAATCTAATATATTCTTGAAATAACGAATTTCGTGGATCATCCATAATTCGTTTTCCCGCCATACTGAATCCCTGACATGGTGGGGAACCATCTAAAATATCAAGTTCACCGGTTTTTATATCTGCTAATTCCTTACATTGTTTAACAGATAATTCATGAATATCTCCATGATAAATTGGTGTATCCGGAAAATTTATTTTATAAGTTTTTACCGCATTATCATTAAATTCAACTGCCAGTAATATTTTCCCCCCGACCATTTTATAACCTAAAGAAGAACCACCACAACCTGAAAATGTACTTATCACATTAAAATCTGATTTCATAAGCATCTCCTTAACTATATTTTTAACAATGATTTTCATAAAATTAGGAGGAACAGCATTTCGGTGCCACTTTATGAGGATCAAGTTTTATTTGTCCTGCCCCATAATTCCATAATGTATTTCCATATTCAGTTCTTTCCCATCTTTTTTTACTTTTTGTGATATTTTAACTTCCCTTTTATTTTGGAAACTCATGGCCACACTCCGGGCATTTAATCATTTCTACTTCATCGGCAATACTTTCATCAAACTCCGGCTCTTCTTCAGGGATATCATAATTTTCCGTAATACCATTAATTTCTTCTTCATTAAAACCAGTTAATTCCAGATCATAGTCATCAAATTCCAGTTCTTCAAACTCTACCGCCAGCTGCTCATAATTCCATTCACTTTCAGCAACTTTATTATCAGCTAACCTTAACCCTTTCACCTGTGCTTTGTTCAGGTCATCTCGTCTAATAACTGGCAATTCTTCTAGTTCTAATTTCCTGGCTGCTTCATATCTTCCGTGCCCTGCTATAATCTCATTGTCTTCATCTACTACTATTGGAACTGTAAAACCATAGTTTTTAATACTGCTGGCAATTTTATTTATTTGTTTTTCCGGGTGTTTTTTTGGATTATTTGTATAAGGATAAATCTTATCTATATCGATTATTTTAACTTTATCGATTAAATTCATTACTCAACATCTCCTAATTATATTTTTTATTAAAAAGCTTTATTTACTCTTAAGTTAAATAATGACTAACTAGCTCTACCCCTCTGTAGTCGCACCACCCTTCTTCCAAATCTAATTAACCTCGAAATATCTATTAATCATTACCTGCCCACTTAAAATTATTATCCTCTATTCAATCCTGTCAGTCTTTCGATCAATTCAGTATTTGAGGCAGGATCTAATTGTTCTTCACACCCTTTGCAGCCAACCTTATATATTGCCTGGTGTATTCTGTATAATTTCCAATCCGACAGACGCCCAGAACAATTTCTATATAATTATTAGTTTTTGGCATGTAAAAAGCCCCGACCAATTTGCCGAGGCTGAAAGGGGGAAAGTGTGCTTGAAAAAATTTTATACTCCATGATACAAATATATCATCATTTCGAAGGGTAAGTATCCGGAAACTGTTTGTTAATTGTCCTTTTTCTTCCCTTTTTTGATATATCCTAGAATTCTTGCTATTTTTTCTACAGCT